GGGCACGGCGGCAACGGCACAGCTGGCGCGGACGGCGACTTTGACGCGGCTGGCGCGGACGGCACGGACGGTCTCGGCGGCCTTGTTTGGGCGGACACCATTCAGATCAACGAGCAGCAGACCTTTGCCATCACCATCGGCGAGGCTTCCACCTTCGGCGTTTACTCCTCCGCCAACGGGCAGCGCTACCCGAACGGCTTCACCGACATCCAAAGCGGCGACAGCTTCGCCCGCACAGGCGTGGCCGTGCCCAAATCGGGCACAGGCGACGGCGGCAAGGGCGGCAAGGGTGGGAATAAGGGCGAGCGGCACAAGGAAAAACAGTACCACCCGGACGGAAGCCCCGCAGGGAGCTGGTGGATCGTGGACGTGGAGCCTGGCAAGGGTACGTCCGGCGCGATTGGTGCAAGCGGCTGCGTGGTGGTGTACTGGGACAAGGAGGAGAGCGCATGAGCGGATTACCAAGCGGGTATACACAGCTGGAGTACATTCGGAGCAGCGGAACGCAGTACGTCAACACCGGCGTTGTTGAAACGTCGAATACGACAATCGACCTTGATCTGGAAGTCGAGCAAATTCTGCCGCATTACATATACGGAGTTCAACAGAATTCCGGCAGTTATGCATACAACTCTATTTATCAAAACAATCTTTTTGAATACAACTATGCAGATTTAAGTTTCACGCAAACCGCACGGATAAAAATGCAGCAGCGCATAGCCGATGGAACCATGTACGCGACCATCAACGGCGTTACACTAAACAGACCAATCGGCGTTCCCATTCCGGACACTATACTGATTTTTGCAATTCGCTTTAATAACGGCAATGTCCGTTTGTACCCGGCTGCTGTGAAACTCTATGCGTTCTCAATCAAAAAAAGCGGCACGCTCGTTCGCGATTTTGTCCCCTGCAAGAACGACTCCGGCGCGGTCGGCCTGTACGACACCGTCGGCGCACGGTTTTACGCCAACGCGGGAACGGGCAGCTTTACGGCAGGGCCGGAAGTTGTTTACGAGCCGGATGCCCCGACAAATTTTGCCGCCTCCGTATCCGGTCAAACCGTTGCGTTAAGCTGGGCCGCATCGGCAAACGCAGCCGGCTACCGTCTCAAACGGGACGGCGTACAGATCGCGGATCAGACCGGCACGACCTACACCGACACCGTCCCGGACGAAATCGCACTCTGCACTTACACGCTGACCGCCTACAATGACGCCGGGGAAAGCGCGGCCGTGACGTTGTTGGTCCTTGTGCAGTTGGAGCTCATCACCGACCGCACGCGCGCGGACGTGGAGAATGAGACCGACAAGGGCTTTTACAACGCCTCCGACCTCAACCGCGTGGGCGCGGCGGTGGAGTACATCGCGGGCCGCTTCACGGCGCTTGGCTACGCCTGCCCCGTGACGGTCAAAAAGGACTGGCTGACGAGCGACGCGCCGACCGCCTCGCAGATGGAGGCGTACCGGCAGAACATTGTCACGCTGCGCGGCCAGATCGCGGTCATGCAGTCCACGCCGGATGCTCCGGCGAGCATGGCGGGGCTGGACTACGTCAAGGCCAACAACATTGATCAAATTTTAGCGGATATAGATTTTATCCTGCAAAATATGCCCGCAGCATCCCGCCACTGCGGCGTAACTGTCTGCGGTAGTAAAGGAGTGATTGCATGAGAGACCGGACCCCAACAAAGGTACTGGGAAATGGCGCATTGCGGTACGGCGTGTACGACGCTGATGGGACGTTTCTCCGTTATGAGTATTTAGGCTTGGACGACCAGCCCACGCAGGAGGGCACGCCGCTCAACAAGGCGAGCCTTCTCAAGGATTCCACCGCGGCGCTGCTCGGTCTCGGCACCGACGCTGTGCCCGACGACGCCTTTGTCGCGCTCGTCTTGGGCCAGGGCGTTTACGGTTACCGCGTCAGGGTGCAGCTTGCCGACGGCTCGCCCGTTGAGGGCGCGACCGTGAGCGGCATCCAGCCGCTGACCGGCTCGACACTGGTGACCGGCGCAGACGGGACTGTGCTCGGCAAAAGCGCCAGTGCAAGCGTGTCCATCGGCTGTACCTCGCCGTACATCGACCAGAAAGCGCCCGCAGCGCAGACGGTTACAAAAACCGGAACGATCACCGATGTGACACTGACGCTGGAGAACGTTACCGATATGCTGACAATCAGTTCGAGTAAAACTGCAAAAATCTCGTCGATGGCAAAAACGCTTGATATGTTTGCCAGCGGCGGTGGCGGCGGTGGCGGTAATTATTCCGCAAGTACTAATGGATGTGGCGGAGCCGGTGGTGGAGGAGGATACGCAAACAATAAATTAAATATTCCAATTTCTGGCGACACAGATTTAAAAATCGTAGTTGGCGCAGGTGGAGAAGGAGGACAATCTGGGGAAAACCCAAACGGTAAAAATGGTGGGGAAACGACTGTATACCTAAATAACGTAGCTACACTAACTGCATTAGGAGGTTTTGGTGCCACCGGATCAACCGGGGCCGGAGCAGGAAATGGGGATGGCGGTATATATTACGATAGGGAGATTACCCCTAGCGCTAACGGTTCGTCTGCATCAGTGCCTGTATTTAATGAATCTTCCATTGGGGTCAAAACCGGTGGAGGTGGCGGAGCCGGTGGTGGCGCATATAATAATGGCTATGGTCTTGGTGGATTTCCTTGCGGTGGCGCCGGAGGAGCCCAAAATATTGGTGCCAAGAATGGAGGAATTGGCGGCGGCGGTGGTGGTGGCTACTACGGTGCCGGCGGCAATGGCGGCAATGGCGGTCCCGGAATTGTTTATCTTCGCTTCCATTTTGACGCGGCGTAAAGGAGGGCCAACATGAACTACTGCATTGTAAATGCCGACAATATCATCGAAAACATCATCGTCTGCGAGAGCGATGAGGTTGCCGCGCAGTTCGGGGCCGTGGCCTCCTACGACGGCGCGGCGATCGGCGAAGCGTACAATCCTCCGCCCCCACCGCCCACCACCGAGGAGCGCGTCGCCGCGCTGGAGGCGGCAAGCGACCGTCTCGACGCGCAGGCGACCTACACGGCCATGATGACCGACACGCTGATGGAGGGCTGACATGAAAGAAAAAATCGCAAGATGGTACGCGCAAGGGCTGTGGACCGCCGGCATGGTGCGCAACGCCGTGAAAAAGGACATCCTCAGCGCGCAGGACTATGAGGAGATCACCGGCGAGAAATACGCCGATGACAAATAAATTTTGAACAAAGAAAAGGAGAACAAAACTATGACTACTACTCGTATCGCATCCGACGGCAAGCCCATCGAGGTCACCGACATCCCCGCGGGCCTGAGCGAAAACTCGGGTGTCAAGAACAACATCGTGCAGCCCGTCATGGCGCGCGACATTTCCCGCGCCGGCACGGAGATCTATGTCGCCCCGTGCTACAAGCTCACCTACGACGAGGACGGCTACTGCGTCAAGATGACGGCCTGCGCCATCCCCGAGGACGTCGCGGCGAAGCTCGCGGAGCTGAACAAGTAAAAAAGCCGCCCCGAAGGGCGGCAAATTGACAAAGCGCGGCAGACTGTGCTATAATTCGCCTGCCAGTAAGAACGGCAAGGTTGTCCACTTCCTGCAAAGGAGGTGCGCGATGGTTACATACGCTGATATGTTCACATATTCGCTTGTGCTCATCGGTCTTGCGTCTCTGATCTTCACGGTCACAAGACATAAGAAATAACCGCCCACCATAGCGGTAAGCGGCGTTTCCTTCGAGCTATAAACTCACTGAGGGACGACCGCCACCAGCAATGGCAGCCGTTCTTACTGGCCTAAATATAGCACACCTAAAGCCGCTTTGTCAAGCACGACAAGGCGGCTTTTTTCGCGCCGCCGGAAAGAGAGACAACGCCTATGGAAAGTTTATCGAAATTGGCGGCGCTGTGCTCGGAGGTGACGGTGATCCTCGCGGCGGTCGCCATGCTCGTCAAGCCGCTGCGCAACAAGCTGCTCGGGCTGGACAAGCTGACCGACGCGCTCAAATGCCAGCTCCGGCACGACATGCTGCACACCTACTACAAGCACCGCGAAAGCCAGACGATCCGCCAGTATGAGTTTGAGGATTTCATCTACCTTTATCGGGGCTACAAGGCCCTCGGCGGCAACAGTTTTATCGACCGCATCAAGTCGGAGATCGACGAGTGGGAGGTAATGTCATGAAAGACGTCAAGGGCGCTACCTTGGAGGAGATCCGCATGATCCGCGCCATCCAGAGCTCCGTCGGTGCGCTGGACAACGGCTACATCGGCAACCAGACCATGAGCGACATCGCGGCCAAGCTCGGCGCGGACTGCTTTCCGCTCAACGTCGAGCTGTACGGGCAGCCCTGCATCCTTGCGCGGGACATTGAGCCCGTCAACATGAGCGGGCCGTTGCCGAAAAATGCCATCTCGGGGAGCTTTAGCTGGCAGGGCCAGCCCTGCTCCATCCTGGTGCGTGGTGGCAAGGTCGTGCGCGGCATGAGCTGTCACTATCCCCGCCCCGAGAGCGTGCTCTATAAGACCACGGACGGCGCGGTGCGCATTGCCCGCGTGTCCTCGGCGGCGGCGCTGGGTGACGTCGTGTGGGCGGTCGGCGGGCTTGGTCTGCTCGACTGCTATGCCCCCGCGGCGGAGGGCTTTGTGGGCGCATACTCCGACGTGCTGCGCAAGACCAACCACACCGTCCTCGGCTATAAGGGCGGGATGCTCTACGGCGTGTACTGCCGCAGCATGACCGCGCAGCAGATCAACGCCTTCGTGCGGAACAAGCTCAAGCTCACCAGCGCCGTCATGCTCGACGGCGGGCACGTCGCCGCTATCAACGGCGCGTGCAGCAAGATCAACACACAGACGCGGCAGTTCTATGCCGTGCGGTTTCTGTAAAGGAGGCAAAAATGCAAAATCGACTTGCCAATCTTCTCACAGTCAAGAGCATTGTAACCGTCGTGCTCACGGCGGTTTTCTCGGTGCTTGCCCTGCGCGGCAGCATCAGCGGGACGGAGTTTTTGACGATCTTCACGACCATCATCGCCTTCTACTTCGGCACACAGACCGAGAAGCGCAAAAATGAAGAGGTTTCTTGAGACCTTAACCGCGTGGGAGGGCGCTGTGCGCGGCGACGCGGTGCATAAGCAGATCGTAGACACCTACAACAGCTATCTCCCGCATCCGCGCGGCTACAGGCTCACCTATTCGGACGACTACTGCGCGGCGATGGTGTCCGCGGCGGCGATCCTCTGCGGCCTGACAGAGGTGCTTCCCATTGAGTGCTCCTGCGGTGAGCAGGTGAAATGGTATCAGGCGCGCGGCCAATGGATCGAGGACGACGCGCACGTCCCCCAAATCGGCGAGCAGGTATTCTACTGCTGGAACGACCGCAAGGACTACGCCCTCACGGACTGCACGGGCGCGCCCAACCACACGGGCATCGTGACCGCCTGCGACGGGCAGAGCTTCACGGTGTTCGAGGGGAACAAGGGGAGCCGCCACGAGTGCGCCTACCGCATCCTTCCCGTCAACGGGCGCTATATCCGCGGCTTCGGCGTGCCGAAATACCCCGCGGACAAGACCGTGCTCGTGCGTGGGGATAAGGGCGCGGCGGTCGGCAAGCTGCAAAAACTTCTTAACGCCTGCGGTTATGCGCTGGATGTGGATAACTCGTTCGGCCCCGCGACGCAAAGGGCGTGGAGCGAGTACCTCGCCGCGTACATCCTCAAGGCCCTAAAATGATTTGTGCCCGATTCGGGCACGGAAAGGAAAACCGGTGGGAAGTCTGCAACACTTCCCCTCGCGTGGGCGCCTGCAAGCCGTGGTGCCCCTATGGACACACAGCACAGAGAGATCCGCGCTCAACTTTCCGCGATGGCTCCGCGCAGGGCCATTGCCTACATTCGTTCCTTCGACCTACCGCCCGATGAGGCCGCGAGCCTCATCGAGTGCGACGTGCGCGGGCGGTCCTGCGTGCAGGCGGCGGAGCTGCTCCACCTCAGCGTGGACGGCCTCGCCAAGCTGCGCCGCCGCGCCTACCGCAAAATCGCAGACGGGCAAAACAAGAGCACCGACGATTAGTCGGCGCTCTTTTTTTATGGGCAGGGCAGAACGCGGGCAGTTTGCGGGCAGTTCTCAAGCCGAAAACCGCGGTACGATAGAGGCAGAAAAAAAGGAGGTGCAGCGCATGAATTATCCCGCAGGCAATCCTTACCAGCCCTATTACCCCTATCCCGCGCCCACAGCGCCCGCTCTGCGCGCTTCTGCGGCCCCGAGGTATGAAATCATCCATGTGACCGGCAGACGCGGCGCAGAGGCCCTGCAAATGGCTCCCAACAGTTCCGTGCTCGCCCTCGACGACACCGCGCCCCTCGTCTGGCTCTGCCGGACCGACGGAGCCGGCTACCTCACCGTCACGCCCTTTGACATTGCCCAGCACGCTGAGCCCCCCGCGGTGAATGTGGACGACCTCAGCGCGAGACTGACCAGATTGGAGGAGATGTTAAGTGCCCACCAACCCGATGCTGAGCCTGCTAAACCCGCAGGCAAGCGCCGCACCGACAGCAGCAGCGCCGAGCAGTCCTGACATCAGCGGGGCCGTTGGGCTCTACAAAGCCTATCAGGCCGCGCGCAATCCCATCGCCGCACTGGAGCAGATGGCACAGTCCAATCCAATACTCGCGCAGCTCCGGCAGGCGCAGCAGGGCGGCACCGATATGCGCGGCGCGTTCTACGCGCTCTGCCAGCAGCAGGGCGTCGACCCGCAGACGATCCTCGCGCAGTTCCAGTGATCCAGACGGGGTGCACACCGTTCGGAAATATATTTTTCGGAGGTAATCAACAATGACGGAAGGTCTTTCCCCTGCCGACATCGCCGCTGTTCAGGGCGGCGGCTTCGGAGGCTTCGGCAATGAGGGCCTGTGGCTCTTTGCCATCCTCGCCCTGATGGGCGGCGGCTTTGGCAACTGGGGCAACCGCGGTACCGGCGACCGCAACGCCACGGTCGGCGACGTTCAGCGCGCCACCGACTTCGCGGCGCTCGAGCGCCAGAACAACGAGACCGTCGCTGCCGTGCGTCAGGCTGCCTATGACAACCAGGCCGCGGTCAAGGACGGCAATTACAACATCCTCGGCGAGCTGCGCGATCTGCAGGCTGCCACGGCCGAGGGCTTTGCGCATCAGCAGGAGTGCTGCTGCAACATCCTCCGCGGCATCGACAGCGTCAACTACAATGGCGC